CAGTTTAATAAGCTGGAATTACCCAGATGATTTAATCATACTACTTTTTTAAATTTGTGCAATCTTTTTTAATAAAAAAACCCGCCTTGTGAGCGGGTTCTTATTAGGTGCTACCGATTAGGATGCACCGGGTGAAGCATACATACCTAATGGATCTGAATATCCGAAAGAATAACGTTCACGTGATTTATAACGTACGTTGCCCGTATCGAAGTCTCCGTCCATTGAGTTTTGCAAAGGAGTACGCTCAAAATGCTTCATACCGTTTGGAACATCAGTAGTTAAATACCAGCTGTTTGTATCGGTTAAGAAGTGGTTGATTGTATAACCTTCAGGGATAGAACCATTGTTCTTGATAGCGTTAATATCGTTATCAGTTGTACCAACACGTAGTTCTGTTTCTAACAAACGAGTAGCAACGAACTGTAGTGCAGGTGGAACAATTAATTTCTTAGGTTTAGCGGCAATCAATAGACCACGCTCATCAGTCCATGCAGCGATTTGAATAACAGCATTTTCCAATGATGTTTCGTTCAAGTCAGCAGGAACTGAAGGAGTGTTGCTATTAGTAGAACCGTTAATTAGCGGATGTGCTGTGCTAAATAAAGAAACGCCGTCACCACCAACATAGCTGGAGTTGAAACCGTTGTTTAAAACAGCAGCAGCTTTAACCTGCTTAGTATATGCCATAGCACGAGCTAAGCCTTTAGTATAGCGAGCTGATAAAGAATCATAGAGGTTGTCTTCGATTGCTTCTTCAGTCAAGCTAAAGCCAAGGGCAATAGTTTCGTGGTTATAGCGAGCTGTCCATGCTTCTTGTGCGTTGTCATAAGCGATGGCAGAACCTTCGTTTTTGACTGGAGCGGCACTAAAGCCAGACAGTTTTGTTTCTTCTTCAAAAGAACGCTCAGAGGTTTCTGTTTCATAAATCTCTTTATGTTCTTCACCGTAGCGAGCATACTCCAAACCGAACAATGCATTCAATCCGGGGAGCAACTCTTTTAGTAGTTGTGCACGAGAAATAGCCATTTAAATATCTCCTAGGATTAAGCTACATAGTAGCGATGTGAACCAAAAGTAATCTTAACGAGAACTTCTGGGGTTTGTACTAACGCAAGCGAGTTAGCTGAGCTGATAGTTGCTGTTGAGGCAATAACAGTCAACGCTTGTGAAGTACTGGAAGCAACAGTTGTAGATGCAGTAGTTGATGAACCAGTAAATTGCAACTGACCATTAATTACGTTAAATACGTCTGTCCCGATTGGAATAACTTGACCAACTGATAAACCAGCAACAGTCAATGTAGTTGTACCTGTACCAGACACATAAGTAGCCGCAGAGCTAATTTGGGTATCAGGAACTAAGTTCAATACACGGAAGTTACCAGTAGAAGTAGCTGGAGTTGTTCCAATTAATCCACCTGAAGAGTTACCAGTAGAGGCTGAACCAGTTTGTGTATTACCACCCATATTCTGACCAACAATAATTGAAGAGGCAGAACCAATAGTAGTACCAGTAGTAGCAGTAACAACAGCTGCTTTAAATACTGTATCTGGATCATCGCAAATAATAGCAGTAATATCACCAGCTAATATACTGCCGGGATAATATTGACTATATAAACGTTGTTTAGTTGTTGGATTGGTATAGTAGCAACCTAAGAAAACACCAACTGCAACGTTACTTGCAATAGTATTTGCCAAAATATTTACATAACCACTTGATAATTGTACAAAATCGCCGTAATAAATAGCGGTGCCATAGTTATACTGGATCGGTAAATTACGTGTCGAACCAGAAAAAACTTGACCACCGATAAGATTTACGGGCTTAAACCCATAAGGGGCTGATACTGTAGGATAAGCAGCCATTTAAATCTCCATAAGATAAAGTTAAGTTCCTCTACCAAAGCTAGTCGTAGATCTACTTTCTTTAAAAATAGGCATACGAGCATCACTTTGGCGCATTAAATTATTATCTACAGCTTCCGTCTGCGCTTTAGTTTGATCAGCATAATATTTGTTACGCTGTTCAACAAACGAAGTTGGAGTCTTGCAAAGTAATAACCCGCCAATCTCAATGTTGCCGCCAAAGCGACTAGTTGGATCAACTAACAGTTTAAATTTTGGCTGTTCTTCAACACTTACAGGTTCCCAACCTTCACGAATCTTAGAAGAAAGATTGCGAGGGTCAGCTTGATTTAGTGTAGAAGTACGAATCCACCGATAAGAAAAGCCAGCTTGACGATCAGGCTCAGGGAGAAGTTCAGGGGGCATCCACTGTTTAGGACGCTCTTCAAATTCACGGTTTTCCATATCACGAGTTAATTTATTTTCAGCCATTTTGTTTCCTTTGTTCTTCAGCTACTTTTTTCGCATAGAGTTCAATAGGAACTCCGAGTTTTTTTGCAAGTGCCACTTGGGTTGTAGTTAGTGTGATCTTTTTAGGCGCTACACTTCTAGTTACCGGAGCAACAACACTGCTGGATTTACGAGATTTTTCGCTTTCGTCTACCCTATCTTCACTGTCAAAATTTTCAGGAAAAACCTGTTTCATTCTGGCATCAATACGTTTGTAATACTCATCGCTACGGGTATTTACCCCGGATTTTACTAACTTTTGGTGCAACGCAAGAGCAACTGCTGTCATCTCTTCATCTTCGCCAAACCACTGATTTTTGTCTTTCCACGCTTGTGCTTTGGCATCGTATTGCACTTCTGGTTCTATTTGTACACTATTTTCTTCTTGTTGTAAAGTAGGTTTAAAGTTTTCTACTTTATCAAGTTTAAATTTAGTGTCTGTTAACAACTCCTGCGCAGCTACTAAAGCATCAGAATCCCCAGACTCATATGCTTCTTTGTACTTCTTCTTAGCTGTTTCTAAATCCACTTTAAGTGAATGTTTAGCTTGGTCTAATAAAACTTCGTTGCCTTTAGCAAGAGAACCTTTTAACTTCTTATTCTCTTCAATCACTGATTGTGCAAGACGTAATGCTTCTTCTTTCTCACGTTCTGCAGCTTCCTTAGCTCTACGAGTTTCGTGTATACCTTTACCTAAATGGGCTAATCTATCCTTTAACTTCTGGTCAGAATATCTATTAAGTTCTTCTTCAGTAACTTCGGCAGGTTGATCTTTCATTGGAGTGCGGTTTCTATCCTTTTCAGGAGTATCATCCACTACTTCAATTTCTAGTTCCGCTTCTACATCATCTGCGGGTTTACCCTCATTTTCTACTTCATCAGGGAATTTAAATTCGTCTTTTTCGTAATCAGCCATTATTTTCTCCTAATTCCACGTGGATCTTCTACAACACCTTCAACAGAATCATCATTAATCATTCTAAATTCCTTACCATGAATAACTAAACGACTACCCGCATTAGGTCTTATAAGAACAAAATCTCCTTTTTTACACCAAGGTCCGGTAGGAAATTTGTTTTTATCCATGTAACAATCAGGTCCAAGATCAACTACAAAAAGAACTGTGGTTAATAATTCTTCGTAGTGCATCGTTGTATCTGCTTTTAACAGCCCACTATCAAACTCTTTTTCAACTTCTGGTATGGCGCAGAGTATTCTATACCCTGATGGTTTTGGCAGTTGGGTCGCTTTTTCTTCATCCTTTTTATTAAGGATAGGAGAAAGATCTACTGCTAGGTTTAAATCATTCATCTTCATATTGCTCCTGTTTACGCACGAGGTCAGTTAGGTAAGAGTCTGCGGTTCTAAGACCTCGGATAACACCACAAACTTCTCGGTACTCGGCAATATCTTTAATACTGCCTCCCCCCAAAAACTCTACTAATTCATCTACTCTTTTATTTATCTGCATTGATAACACATCTGTTACTGTATTCATTTGTTATCTTTCTTTTCTTTAGGTTTACTTGCCATTTGAAATAACTTCATCGCTTCTTGATGTTGTTTTATCTCGTTGATGCGTCCACCATGTGCTAGATTCTGTTGATGTAGCTGATTAGCTTGAGCTATTTTCTGTTGCTGCATAGCTTGCTGCTGGCTAGCTTGTTGTTGCTGAGTTGCCATTTGTGCTTGATGCTGTGCATCTTGCTGCGCTAATTGTTGCTGATGTGCTTGCTCTTGTTGCGCTGCAGCAATTGGGTCAAAACTTGGATCTTTAGACTGATGTGCTTTAAGTAACAAGTCCGCACGTTTGAGCTCTGTATCATCTTTATCTTTCTGCGCTTTACGTGCATTTTCTTGGGCTTGTAACTGAAGTTCTTGCTGTTGCATCTGAACCACAGGGTCTTGCATCTGTTGTTGTATCTGAGCTTGTGCAGCTTGACCTTGACGCATCTGTAACAACTGCTGAGCAGCTTGTGCCACAGACATTGACAACTGAACTTCAATATCTGGTGGGAGTGGTTTGTCAGGTGGTGGTAAGGCAACGCCCAACTGTTCTTGTATCTTCTGTCTATACTGGAAGCCCAAGTGTGATGCTATGTGTGCCATTGCTGCTGACTGCATTTGTTGCGCAAGCGGATTTTGTCCAATAGTTGCTGCAATCTGTGGGTCTTGCATAAACGATTGATGTATCGCAATATGTGAATCGTGATCTTGGAAAATAAACGCTGTTGCTGGTTTACCTTTTAAGAAGTTCATATTCTCAGACACAGGGTCTATAGGCATCGCATCTTCTGGTAACTCAACTAACTTTTCTGCATTCTTAATACCAAGTACATCTAACATCTGACGATGTAAGAGTGGTAAGTTATATATCTGTGGAGCTTGTTGTGCTAGCTGGAGGACCGCTTGGTATTGGACGATCTTTTGCGCCATTGTTGCAGCATTTGGATCAGAAACAGGAATAACA